GTAAATTGTTGACTTTTTTGTATACAATTTGTAGATAAGGTTTTGTTCAGAATGAATAATTGGAGTTGCTTTTTTGTGCAAAACGATAAGGCAAAAGCATTTCTTGCCGTTGCTGCTGTATAGTGACAAATGTTATTTTTGATTTTGGTATGGAATAGGTCAGTATCATTATGTATTACTTAATCATTAGGACGGATTGCTATGGACGCATTTATAAAATTACTTAAATCCCCAAGAAATTACTATTTTTATGACGTGAACAAGAACACGTTGGTTAATATTACTAAGGAGTGCTATGATTATCTTGATGATAGAGGCAGCATTGAACAATGCCGCAATGAAATCGAGAGTCTGAAAAGTCAGGGATATCTTTCAAACAACCGTGTAAAAGAGTTAAGACACCCTCTTACCGATACCGTAGATAAAGTTCTTGACTATCAAATGGAGGCGCTTGTTCTTCAGGTTACGCAGGCTTGCAACCTGTGCTGTTCGTACTGTTTTTTCGCAAACAGTACTGATGATACTGAATTTCGTTCTCATTCCTCAAAACATATGAGTTGGGAAACTGCAAAAAGAGCAATCGACTTTTATGCAGAGCGTTCAAAGGAATTAGATAGGGTGTTCATTTCTTTTTACGGCGGAGAACCTTTGATATCATTTCCCTTGATAAAAAAGTGCGTTGAATATGCGGAGTATGTTTTTGACGGAAAGCAAATAAGTTATTCTATTACTACAAATGCTACTCTTTTAAACGAAGAAATGATACAGTTCTTTATCGATCATGCTATAAGAGTAGCTTTCAGCATGGACGGGCCTAAAGAAATACATGACAAAAACAGAAAGAGAATTGACGGCTCTCCAACATACGATACTGTGATGCATTGGTTAAAGGAATATTCTTCTGTTGTTTCTAAAAGCTTGTTTAATCAGTACGTTTCGATTAATATGGTTATTGATCCAAGTGATAATTATGATGATATTAATGAGTGGATCAACGAAGAACTTAACGATAAAATTCTTGTAAGCGGAGATTTGTTTGAGGACGATAACCTCCAGAACAAGAAACGAACGAATGTAGAAGATTACGGTGAACGCTTTAATTATCATTTGGCGATGGAGATGCTAAGATATCTTGAAATAGTACAGGATCTTCCTAAATCAAGGTTAGCAGAAAATTACTTAAAAAGTCTTAGAGAAAAACACACTGAATTTAAAGCAGAAGATGAGCCTCTGCCTGAACGGAGTGTTCCTTCGGGAGTTTGTATTCCGGGAAAAAAGAAGCTTTTTGTAAGTGTGGACGGTAGTTTTTATCCTTGTGAAAAGGTGAATGAACGTTCTGAGGTAATGAGAATAGGTTCTCTTGACGAAGGATTTGATTATGACAAAATTAAGGCACAGATGAATATCGCTCAGCTTATTAACAATGAATGTATAAACTGTTGGGCACAGCGTCATTGCAATATTTGTCAGAAGTATTGTGTTGATGGGAGAGATTATTCATCTGAAAGAATGCTGTCCTTTTGCGGTGAATCAAGAGATGTTTTGGAATTGATGCTTATGACAAGTATATTGATAAAAGAAAGCAGTACTTGTTATAAAAAAGGTGACTGATGTATGAAATATGCTATTTACCCTTACCTGGATAAGTTTTCGTTGCTTGTTGGGTGTATAATTAATCAAAAAAAATATAATATTACTACGTTAATAAACCCGAACGCACTGAGTGCGAAAGATCCCGGATTTGATAATGTTTTGATGACTACTTCGTTTGATGAGGCTGTGAAAAATGTTGATGCTGTAATATTCTTGGATAATAAACAGTATAAAGATACCCTCATAAAGATTAAGAAATGTATCAGATCTAAAACGGATGCTGTTTGCTGTATAAGACCGAAAGAGGAGGATCTTTCGTTCTTAACTGAACTTGCACAAGAGAATGATGTTACTTTTACGTTGATTGATGAAAAAGATAAGGATCTAAAAACTAAAATCACAGGCAGAGGTGATCTGTATCACACTCAGGAATGTGTTGTTGCTGCGGTGGGGTCACTCTTTAACGGCGGTGCGGGATTTGATTCTGATCTTGTTCTAAAGTTGGCAAAGAGTTTTGAGTATAGAGGATATAAGCCAACTATTATTGCAAGTGACCGAAACTTCAAACTGTGTGGTTTTTATTCGGCGCTGCCTTTTGGGTTTAATGATTTGGAAGAATCTCCTGATTCATTAGTTTATTTGCTTAATAATTATTATAATTATGTACAAATGGTTGAAAGTTCAGACATTATAATTTTACAATTACCTCAGGAAGGACTTTTGAAATTATTTGAGAACTTTCCCTGTGGATTTGGTATTAAAACGTTTATAATTTCTCGTGCGATAGATATTGATTATTTCACACTTGCCGCAGGTGTTGACTGCAGAGATGATGATGTGTTTGATGAAATGAGTGAATTAATCAAGAAGCGCTTTGGATTTAGAATAGACAGTATCGCTTTAAACAGTTGTTATGTAGATTATAATCTTTCTTTAGATGTTGGCAAAACTGTTAGTGTGAATGTTCCGGAGAAAATCGTAAGAGAAACCGTTGAATATCTTGAAAATTCCAAGAAATCGGATATAGTTTATGTGAACTGCAGCGATGATTATTTTAGTGATACTATTTGTGATGATTGTATTGAAAAACTTTCATCTGATTGATATTATGGTGTGAATTTGGATTTCTGCTTTCGCAAAATATGAATTTGTTAGTTTCATTATCATTTCGGCTTGCGTCTGCATGATTACTTTGAGGAGCGTTTTGCAGATATTCAATCACTGTCCACAACTTAAGCATTTTTTGAGTACAGCGATACATCAAAGAATGCTGAATTAAAGCCACAAAATGATTTTCTTAAAATCACGATTTTCCCTTAAGTTGTGGATAGTGGATATTCAATAAGGGTATGACCGACAAAAGCCAAAATTCAGAAACCCGTTCGTCATCATGCACAATGAATAGTTGAATTTTAAGTCAACACCAAAAGAAAAATAGGACTTTGAGGTTACTTTTGAAGTCATTTATTGTTCATTTTACCGAACTCCATTTTGAAAAGGTACTTTTGTCAGTCTAACCAATGCTAAGAAAAAGTTTGTCAAAAACTGACGCATTAAAATAACTATCGGTCGGGTAATAAAAGTAAGACAAAAAACAACTATCTTCATGTATTAAAAAAAAGAGGTGAGGTAATGCCGAAATTGAACGAAAAACAAAAGCGTTTCTGTGAGGAGTACCTCATTGACTTGAACGCTACGCAGGCGGCAATAAGGGCAGGATATTCCGAAAAAACCGCTTATACAATAGGGCAGAAATTAACGAAAAAAAGCGAAGTCAAAGCGTATATTGAGGAAAAACTTGAAACTCTTAAAAATGAACGTACCGCTGATACTCAGGAAATTATGGAGTATCTTACCTCCGTAATGCGCGGTACATCCGAAAGCGAAGAAATAGTATTAAAGAGTGTCGGCAAAGGTTCTCAGAAAATTGAAAAGGTCCATAAAAAACCTTCTGAAAAAGACAAGCTCAAAGCTGCCGAATTGCTCGGTAAAAGGTTTGGTATGTTCAAAGAAAGAGTTGAAGTTGATGGAGAAATACGTTCGGAAAAGCTTTCTGATGTTCTTGATCAAGTAGGCGGTGAGGGACTTGACGAATAGATTTCCGCTTTCACCCAAATACATAGATTTCATAAATTCAACGAAAAATGTTACCGCCGATTTTCTCGAGGGTACAACAGCTTCAGGAAAAACAACGGTTGGCGCAGGAATAAAATTCATGCGAATGGTGTCTGCTTCTCCTAAAAAGCTTCATATAATCGCAAGCAAGACAACCGGCACTGCAGAAAAGAATATAATTCAGCAGGACAACGGAATTCTCGATCTGCACCTTAACGCAAAATATTACGGCAACGGCGATAAAGACAACAAATTACCTCATATTAAATTTGAGGGCAAAATTATATATGTTCTTGGTTATGACAATAAAAACAAATGGCAGAATGTCCTCGGATCGCAGTTTGGCTGCGTGTATATTGACGAGATCAACACAGCGGATATTGATTTTGTGCGTGAGATTTCCACTCGTAATAACTACCTTATGGCTACGCTTAACCCTGATGATCCGAGCTTGCCTGTTTATAAAGAATTTGTTAACCGTTCACGTCCTTACAAGAAATATGCTAATGATGTTCCGAATGAAATTATGTCGGAGCTTTGCGAAGAACCTGTACCAAATTGGCGGTATTGGTTCTTTTCTTTTGCGGATAATCTATCGCTTACGGCTGAGGACATCGATCGAAAAAAGCAGTCTGCGCCTAAAGGAACTAAGCTTTATAAAAATAAAATTTTAGGTTTAAGAGGACGTGCGACTGGACTTGTATTTAATCTCGAAAATAAAAATATTATCACTCTTGAACAGGCTAAAACGTTTAAATTCGAGCGTTTTACGGCAGGGCTTGACACTTCGTATTCAGAAAGCACTCCCGACACAATGGCATTTATATTTGTCGGTATAACAGCGGACAGAAAATGCGTTGCTTTGGATGAGCTTGTATATAACAATGCCAATTTAAAAATACCGCTTTCACCGTCCGATATCCCGAAAATATATGTTGAATTTTTGGAGAAAAACCGCCGCATTTGGGGCTTTGCAAGAGATGTTTATATTGACAGCGCCGACAGCGCAACTATTACAGAGTGTAATAAATACAAGCGCCTTTCCGGCTGCATTTATAATTTTATCAAGGCTTTTAAGAAAACACAGATTATTGACAGAATTCATTTGCAGGCGGCTTGGCTTGCTTCGGGTGATTTTCTTGTTTTGAACACGTGTAAAAACTATATTTCCGAGATGAATATTTACAGTTGGCAAGAGGATAAATACGCACCCGAGGACGGCAACGACCATTGCATTAATGCCTGTCAGTATGCTTGGCTGCCGTATAAAACTATGATTGGAAGTGTTTCGTTTGAGAAAAATTAATATCGGGGAGAAGGTGAAAACAATGCTGCAAAACTGGCTGAATATTGTTCCGGCAAGCGATCAATCTTTTACTCTCATGGAAGTCAGCACTTTTCAAGCCGAAGTTGCAAAAGCCAAGATTTGGTACAGAGGTGATTCAAACGAGCTGTCACAATTTTTTAAACAGGTTCAGGAGTATGGCAGTAAAACATCATTTTGGGAAAGCGCCCCTCAGTATAAAAATATTCGTAAAATCCACAGCGGACTGCCGGCTATTATTGCCGATACGCTTGCTTATCTTGTAAGTTCCGACTTGGATACGATTGATGTTGACAGCGATTTTTGGGAGATTATAGAAGAAAAAATTGATTTTAAAAATCTTGTCAACAATGCTATTGTGGATACACTTGTTTGCGGTGACGGCGCATTTAAAATATCTGTTGATACCGAAGTATCCCCTTATCCGATTGTTGAATTTGTCGGTGCTAATAATGTGGAATTTGAACAATCGAGAGGAATTATTACAGGGGTTGTTTTTAAAACACATTATACTGTTAATAATAAGCATTTTGTATTTAATGAACGCTATGAAAAGAACAGAATTATAAGTACTCTCTACGATGAAAACGGTAAAGAATTCCCGATAGATACTATTGAACAGCTTAAAGGAATTGAGCCTGTATCGGAGTTTGACGGAGATTATATAATGGCTGTTCCGCTAAAATTTTTCGTATCAAAAAAATTTGAAGGCAGAGGAAAATCTATTTTCAGCGGCGGCAGATCAGATTGTTTTGACGCGCTTGACGAAGTAATTTCTCAGTGGTGGGACGCTCTCAGAATGGGCAGAGTAAAACAGTATATTCCCGAAAGCTTTATTCCCAGAAATCCCGAAAACGGAACATTTGTAAATCCCGACAGATTTGGGAATGATTATATTTCAATAGCTCCGCCAATGGCAGAGGGAGTTGATAATCAAAAAATAGAAGTTGTACAGCCTGATATCAAGTATGACGCTTTTTTTAGTTCATACACAAATGCACTTTTGATGTGTTTGCAGGGGCTTGTATCTCCGGCAACACTTGGAATTGATGTCGGAAAAATGTCATCGGCAGAAGCTCAGAGAGAGAAAAAGGACGTTACCGGAAATACCCGAAATACAATTACAGCGGCTCTTGAAAAGGCATTGCCCGAACTTATTAAGGCAGTTCTTAAAACGTATGATATCATGCAAAACGGAAAACCGGGAGAATATGAAATTTCTGTTTCTTTTGGAGAATACGGAGCGCCTGATTTTGACAGCAGAATTGAAACCATAGGCAAAGCTTCAAGTTACGGCATTATGTCGGTTGAAACTCAGGTTGAGGAGCTTTGGGGCAGTTCCAAAGACGATGAATGGAAAGCTGCAGAAGTAGAGCGTATCAAGTCGGAAAAGGGAGTTGAAAGCTTATCCGAACCGATATTCTCAGAGGTGTAACAAATGGCTGATTATGACATTGGAGCAGCATTTGAAAAGATTGAGGACGAGCTTATTTCTTCAATGATACGCAACCTGAAAAGACACCAAGTAGAAGAGATCACCGAGGGGATCCAGTGGACGCAGTGGCAGGCTGAGCAAATACAGGCGCTTGAAGAATACAAGAGAAAAGCGGCTCAAAAGTTCGGAGCTAAATTTTCATCAATCAATGATAAGATTGACAATATGTTAACAAAAACTTACAATGACTCCTCAACAGCTCAGGAGCAGAAAATATTGCAGGCGATCAAAAAAGGACTTACACCGACACCAGTTTCACATACAAACACAGGAGTAATTCAAGGAGAATTTTTCAAGACAAATAACCGTAAATTAGATACGCTTATTAAAGCCACTAAAAACGATATGCAGAAAGCAGAACATGCAGTTTTGCGAATGACAGATGATAAGTACCGAAAGATTATTTTCAATGCTCAGGTGTACGCAAACACAGGGGCGGGAACTTATGAAAAAGCTGTTGACATGGCAACAAAGGATTTTCTTTCGGCAGGAATAAACTGCATTGAGTACAAAAACGGCAGACGTGTAAATATCAAGTCTTATGCAGAAATGGCAATACGAACGGCAAACAAGCGAGCTTATCTCCAAGGAGAGGGTGAAATGCGTAAACAGTGGGGTATACATACAGTTATTCTTAACAAACGAGTTAATGCCTGTCCTAAATGTTCCCCCTTTGTCGGAAAAGTAATTGTTCATGATGTGTGGAGCGGAGGAACGGCAGAGGAAGCCGAAAAAGGCGGTTATTTGCTGATGTCCGAATGCATAAAAAGAGGGTTGTATCACCCGAACTGTCAGGACAGTCATTCAACGTATTTTGGAGATATTCTTGATGAAGAGGACGAAACAGAGGATAAAGAACAGCCACAGACAGAGCAGGAGCATACAGAGGAAGAACCAAAAGAAGAAACTCCCAAAACAGAAAATGAAGAAGATGAGGTGGCACAGGATAACCTCACCAAAGGACCCGAGTATTCCGCAGAGGAAAAGAGGTTCGATTCAACCGTACCTACCTCGGAAAATCAAATCACACCTCAGGAACAAAGAATTAATGAACAGCTTTACGATGCCGAACAACAGAAAAATTACTGTGAATATCAAGCAAATAAATATGACAGGCTGTCAAAATATTCTCTTGATGAAGATAATCAAAGGCGGTATTCAGCGAGAAGAAACGAGTGGGAAGATAAACTTGAAAAAGTCAGCGAAAGTATATCAAATTTTGAAAAAGCTGTTGCAATTCCTATGGAAAGTGGTATAATAGAACCAGTAAGATATTATTCAGGAATAGGAAATAAATTATCAGGATTAAAGGCTAAATTAAAAGCCGCTGTTACTCCTGAAAAATATAAGCCTGTTTCAACAGAATATTTTTCATCTTTGCCCAAAACACAGAATATTGAAAGTATGGAGCAAGCATTAAAAGCAACAAATCCAAACGGATATACTGATAATTGTCAACGCTGTGTTCCTGCTTATGAAATGCGAAGAAGAGGATATGCGGTAGTTGCACTTTGTTCACCAAGCAATCCGCTTGATGATAATGTTGGACTTTATGATTATAAAAAAGTATTTGTTGGTGCTAATTGGATAACTTGTGAAGGTACGGGCGAAAGAGAGATTATAGACTTTTTGCAACAATGCGGTGATGGAGCGAGAGTAGAAATTGCAATAGTTACAGATAAAGGAAGTCACATTTTTGCGGCTGAACAGATTGCGGGAAAAACTATATTTATAGATCCTCAAAACAATTCAACAAACGCAGAAAAGTATTTCCAAATGAACTTAGTTGATAAAACACAATTTTGTAGAATAGATAATCTTCATCTTAGCTCATTGATAAAAGATTGTGTGAAAGGGGCGAAATAAAATGAGTATTAATGTAAAACAGGCTTATGAATATGCAAAAGATGTTTATGAGGGTTTTATTATTACAAGTTGTACCGAATTAAAAGATAGTTGGGTTTTTTTCGCCAATGCAAAAAATGACATAGCTTTTATCCCTCCATTGGAAATTATGAAATCAGGAAAAGATTTAGATGTTTGGAAAAAATATCACCAATTTAATAACTGCTTTGAAGCCGCAGAGTGGTTAAATCAAAATGGTGAGGATATACCAATAAGACAACTTGAAGAAATTTAATGTAAACCGCCCTCAGCCGAGAGCGGTATTTTCATACCCGAAAATAGAAAGGATTTGATATAGTGAGAGAACTCAACACAATTCAAAAAAGAGAAAAGCTTAACACGGTTTACGCTATAGATAAAAAAGGCAATGGTGGGGCAAACCACAGATACAAGGTAATAAGCGAACCAAACGAGAAAAATCCTGAACAGCATGTTGATGTTGTTATTCAGTTCCAGAATGGAGAGAGAAAAGAATGGGGGTCAGTTTTAGGTGTGCTTGATACAGATTTGCTTGAAATTGTCCGTGACCGTTTGAAAGGATTTCAGAGCGGCGAATTTGCTACAAGAGAAAATGCAATTGCACTTACGCACATTGAAGAAGCTCTTATGTGGCTGAATCGCAGAGTTGAGGACAGAATAGAAAGAAACGTTCTCGGCACAAGTAATAAATAATTAAATACCCGAAAAAAAGGTGATTTCTATTGATTTGCCCTTACAATCTTCGCAGTGAAACACAATTTCAGGAGTGGAAACAAAATCCCGATGATGACCAAGTTCTTACAGAAGGAGCAACAGTCACAAGAACGTTTTATAAATACATGGAATGCAAGCAGAGTGAATGCGGGGCGTTCTATAACGGAAGATGTTATTATAATAAACCCGACAGCGATTAAAAAGAGGTGGAAACATGGGCAAATATAGCTTTACAACATTTGGACGTGCTTTTAACTACGAAAAAGACGAAATTAAACACGCTCTAAACGGTGAAATTCTTGTTGCATGGGACGAAAATGGCAGACATTGGAAAAAAGCTTCAAAAGAAGAAACTGACAAAGTAATTCTTAAAGCTTTTGATTACTTGTTTTTTGAAGCAGACCAGCTGAGAACATCGGGTCTTGCATTAGATAGGATTTATGGCAGACCTACTCGAAAACAGTTTCAAAAATATATGAAGTATGTTGAAGAAGAACGAAGTAAACCAAGCGATTATGAATACGAAAAATATGACGATTAAGCACCCTGAAAAGGTGCTTTTTTCATACCCAAAATTAACGAAAGTGAGGTAAACGAAATGGCAGACGAAAAGAAGAAACCCGAAGACGAAACCACCGAAGAGAATGCAGAGCCTAACAATGCTGCAAAACCGGAGGATAAACCGCCCAAACAAGCCGCTGACAGTAAGGAAACACCAAAAGGTAAAACTATACCCGATGAACAAAAAAAGCCGCCTGAGGGCAATTCTGACGGCAATACAAGCAATGAAAACGAACCCGAGGATATATCCTCCGAACCGTCCGAAGAAAATAAGCTCCGAGAGGAAAATTTCCGCTTAAAAACTCAGCTTGAAGCAATGAAAACAGGCTTCAAAACTGATGTGATTGAGGATGCTGTTATTCTCGCTGAAAGTTTGGCAAAGCGTGATAACTTGGATATCAAAAAAGCATTGCAGGAAATTGCAAAAAAGTATCCCGAATGGAAATCCCAAAGCAAGGAACAATCTAAAACCGGCTTTCGTGTCGGAGGAGGAACTTCAAGCGGATTATCAAACAGCCGAAGCACCGAAAAGCCGACTGTTCAGAAGCGTTGGAATAAGTTTAACTAATAAAAAAGGAGAAATGAATTATGCCAAATCTTAACTATGCAGAAGTATGGGAAAAGGAACTTCTTGATATTCTCATTCAGGAAACCTTGACCAGTCCGTTCATCACTCAGAATGTTAAATTCTTAGATGCAAAAACTTTCCACTTTACACAGATGTCTACATCCGGATACAAGCCGCACAGCAGAAACGGCGGCTGGAACTCAGGCAGCTATACTCAGACAGACGTACCGTTTACTCTGACACATGACCGTGACATTGAATTTTTGATTGATAAGGCAAATGTTGATGAAACAAACTCTACTGCAAGCATTCAGAATGTTTCGATGACATTTGAAAAAACTCAGGCTTCACCCGAAATAGACGCTTTGTTTTTCTCAAAGGTCGCTCAGACCGCACAGGCTGCGCAGGGATACAGTTCAATTACTCCTTCTTTAGCTTACACCAATGCAAATGTTTTCCGCAATCTTAAAACATTCCTCAATTCGGGAAAACTCCGCAGATACAAAGCTAACGGGTCACTGATTATGTACGTATCGTCGCTTGTAATGGATTTGCTTGAGCAGTCAACCGAGTTTACCCGCAAAATCGAAATGACGCAGATTGCAGAGGGCGGTCTTGGTATTCAGACGAGAATTACTGACATTGACGGTGTGCCGCTCATGGAAGTAATTGACGATGAACGCTTTTATGACCGTTTTAATTTTGATCCTGAGGACGGTGGTTTTGAACCGGCTGCTGCTGTTTATGCCAAAACTACAGACGCAGCACTTGTTACCGGAAAAACTTATTACACTCGTTCAGGTTCCGAGGGAGCGTATACTTATACGGCTGTTGCTTCTCCCAACGTAAGCAATATTGCAACTTACTACGAAAAAACAACTCCCGGTTCACGTAAAATCAATGTTTTGATTGCAACACCAGAAACAACAAAAGCTGTTCCTAAAATCTCAAGCATTTATTACTTTGCCCCCGGTTCGCATACAAAGGGTGACGGCTGGCTTTATCAGAACCGCGCATTATCCGATGTGTTCACTTTCCCCAACGGTAAGGACGGCAATATTGACAGCGTATATGTTGATGTGGACACAACAGAATACACGGGCTAAGGTGATTTAAAATGTTAATATCTTACCTGACGGCAGAGGAATATTCGTCTTTAGGAGGAGAAATTCCCTCTGCCGAAGCAGAGCTTTATATTAACAATGCAAGTCGTCATATTGACAGCCTGACCTTTAACAGAATTGTCGGAACAGGCTTTGACAACCTCAGTGTGTTTCAGCAGGAAATTATCAAAAAGGTATGCTTTGATATGGCAAATTTTGAGTATGATAATGCGGATATGATCAACAGTGTTTTGCAGAGCTACTCGATTAACGGTGTATCAATGCAGTTTGGAAGCAGTTGGAACATTGCAGTAATAAACGGTATTGCAATCAGACGTGATACATATAATTTGCTTATGCAAACAGGATTGTGTTATAAAGGAGTTCGATAATATGAAATATCCTTGTTTGGTGCTGAAATCTGTCTGCAAAACTCCTATAACGGTAACTGTTTTCAAAGAGGGTGTTTCCGAGGACGGAGAGCCGCTCACGGACGTTGTTCTTAATCTAATGTGCAATTATCAGGACAAGGCAAAAACCGTTATAACAGCCGACAAACAGCTTGTACAGCTGTCTGCACAGGCGTATTTTGTGGGAGATATTGCACCTGAATTGCCTACCCTGTCAAATGGTGAAGTTGAGGTTTACGGGGTTAAGAGGAGAATTTTCCAAGGCGAAAAAGCACGTAATCCGGATGGAACTGTTAATTACACACGATTGGATTTGATATAAATGCAGGTATCATCAAGAATAACAATAAATACAACAGCGGTAAATCAGCTTTGTGATCTTGCAAAGCAAGCTCTTGTACAGACAGCTGAGGCACTTCATACCGAAGTCGTACAGGCTGAGGTTATGCCAAGAGATACAGGCTGTTTACAGAATGAAAGTACATTTGTTTATACAAGCCAAATAGACATGGGAAAGGTTTCGCTTGTTTCAAGTACACCTTATGCAAGGCGGCTTTACTTTCATCCGGAGTATAACTTTCATCGTGGTGAGTGGTTTGACAAAGCAGGCAAAAGCCATGGCGGCAACAGCAATGCAGGAGGCTTGTGGCTAAAACCTTGGATTGACGGAGAACATAAAGACTTCTGCCCGGAAACATTCAAAAGGCTGTATAAAAGGCAGCTGCGAGGTGCATAAAATGATTTACTTGTCAGATATCAGAGATTGGCTTAAAACGCTAATCACGGCAGATTGTTACTATATCGGCAAATTAGATGGCAAAAAAGACAGGTCAATCGGAGTTTATCAAAGAAAAAATCCAGCGCCGCCAATAATGGCAATCGGGCAGCCGTCATGTTATGAGATAAAGCCGATATCTATACTTATCCATTGGAATAAAAACGCAAATGAAACAGAAAGAACCGCCTATGAGCTGTATCGGCAGCTCAGGGCGGTTACATCATTAGAGCTAAATAATACACACGTTTATTTTGTCTTATTGCTGCAATCCGAACCTGTAGATGTTGGAACGGATGACAACGGAGTTTTTGAACGTGTAATAGAGTTTGATGTTTATTACGAAAGGACGGATTAATTATGCCAGACCAAACACCGTTTGCGGGAGTATATCCCTGTTATGAAAATCAATTCAAAATCGGTGAAACAGGCGCAGAAACATTGAATACAATTGCAGAATGCACTACTTTTTCGGTAGCATTCAGCAACGGTATTGAAGAGTGGTATGCATTTGAAGACGACGGCTGGGTTAGCAGGCTGCCAACGGCAAAATCAGTAACAATTACAGTTACCGCAAAAAGAAAAGTCGGAGATACCGGCAATGACTTTGTAGCCGATATTGCGTTTAAAAACGGCAGAGAAGCAATGGCGGACTTTGAATGGGATTTTCCCGATGGTACATCAATCAAACTTCCAAATTCGGCAATAAATGTAACTGCGCTCGGATCAGGTGATTCAACCGCAGTTGCACCTCTTGAATTTGAGGTAATGAGCAACAAGAAGCCAACTGTAACACAGCCAACTGTAACACAGCCAACTGTAACACAGCCAACTGTAACACAGCCAACGTAAAGGAGATATTTGAAATGTCAAAGATAGTAGATATTACAGAGAAATTATCATTGGAAAAGCCGCAAATCAGAATAGGCGATATTACTCTTACCGTAAACGATGAAGCCGTAAAAATGCTTGAAGTAGTTCCGCTGTTAAACGGTGAGATGAATGCAGAAACTATTGAGCGTATTTGCAGTACAATCTTTTCGCAGGAAGATTATGATAAAATCAGAGCAATGAAGCTGAATATCAAGAATTTTCGTATTCTCTTTGAAACAGCAATGTCACTTGTTATGGACAGCGGTGACGAGGGGGAAGTTCAGACCCATGCTACGACATAATAGAGGACTTTGATTTAATTATATCCTCTTTTTTATCGGAGTATGGGATTAGAATTTATTCGGAAGATTTTAAAAAGATGAAATGGGACGAGTTCTGCGCATTGTTATCAGGACTCAGTCCCGAATCCCCTTTGGGAAGAATTGTTCAAATAAGAGCGGAAAACGATCCTAAAATTCTTAAAAATTTTACTGTACATCAGCGTAAAATCCGTAATGAATGGAGAAATAAAAAAGCGCTGAAAGTTTCCGAAAAAACGATGGACAGTGTTTTGAACAGTATAAAAAATGGCTTTATAGCTTTGTCGGGAGGTGTGACGAATGGCGGGTAATACAACTACAGTCGGTTCGGTTTCCTTTGATTTGAGTGTTAATACAAATGCCTTAAATCAAGCTATATCCGCAGCAGCTCAACAGATCAATGCTCAGTTAACGCAAGGTTTCAGCGCAGCTCTTACAGGCTGTGAAAACAGTATGCAGAGATTGGGAAACAGTATATCACAAATGGCAAACGGCGTGCAGAACAGTGTTAACGGCTTGTCACAATCCATGATGAGTACCTTTCAAAGCACCTCTGCACAAATTGCCTCCAATATGCAAAACAACATGACACAGATGTGTCAAAGCTTAAACGGAACAATGAACAATGCTGCGAGCAATCTTGCCAATGGTATACAAAACCAGCTAACGCAGATGTCGGGTAATGTTTCGCAGGCTGTCCAAGGAAATTCAGGTCAAGTATCACAAGCTCTAAATCAAAATGCAAATAATCTTTCTCAACATCTCCGGAATGCTGCACAGCAAACATCGGAGCTTGGAAATCAGGCTCAAAACACAGCTTCCAGCATTACAAATTCGCTTGGAAATGCTGTTAAAAAATTAGGAGCATTAATAATAAGCGCATTTGCAGTAAAAC